TTCGCGGAGACAGGCGTTAAAGAATTAATGTTCTGCATCTATGAACTCTTGCTAAAGAACCAAGATAAGGAGAGAGTAGTAATGTTACGGAACGAGTGGATTCCTGTTCGCCCTGATATGTGGAGCGACAAGATGGACTGCACTGTTTCGGTTGCTTTGGGTAACGGCTCAAAGGATCAGCAGATGGGTCATCTATCCCAGATGCTACAGTTTGCATCACAAGCCATGCAGGGTGGACTCCCCATCGTAACCCCAGAGAATATGTATAATCTAGGAGCCGCATTGATTAAAGCAATGGGCTACCAGAATGTAGATGATTACTTAACTAAGCCACCACCGCCACAACCACAACAGCCTAACCCTGAAGAGCAGATGGCTCAGATGGAGATGCAACTCAAGCAGAAATAGTTGGAGATTAAGGCGGCTGATGTACAAGTTAAGATGCAAAAGATTCAGCAGGAGGCTCAGAAAGATGCGGTAGACGCACAACTTAAAGTCGCTGAACTAGCACTAGAGAAAGAACAGAACAGAGCAGTAGCCATAGGAGCAACATGATTGACATCGAAAGAGAACGTCACGCACAAAACCTCTTACAAGACACATTACTGCAAGAATCATTTAATACACTAGAAAAGAATTTACAGGACACATGGAATAACTCAGGTGTTCACGATGTAGATACGAGAGAGCAATGTTGGCTCTCGTTAAGACTCCTTGAACGGGTGCGCCTTCATCTAACCAGTATCGTAGATACAGGAGATATGGCGAGGAAGGTCGAGGAATACCAAATCTAAGGAGAACACAAATGGCGGATACGCAACCAGCCCCGCTCCCCGTAGACCCGGGAAGTATTACCGAAGCACAATCAGCATTCTTAGGACTACTGGAACCTGAAGAGGTCAAACCAGAAACCGAAGAAAGCGCCCCTACTGAAGATGTTGAAGAGTCTACTGAGGAAACTCAAGACGAATCACCTGAAGAGGTTTCTGAAGAAGAACCCGAAGAGGAGTCAGATGACGAATCCGAGGAGGAATCTGATGAAGAGTCAGAAGTTGAAGAGGAAGGAGAGGATCTTTATACTGTCACCGTTAATGGTGAAGAGCATCAAGTACCCCTTGAGGAACTCGTCAAAGGCTATAGCCGTCATTCTGACTATACAAAGAAAACTCAGGAAGTTGCTGAATACCGAAGAGGTGCTGAAGCCGCAATTCAACAGGCCCAGCAAGAGATATATCAGACTCAGCAATTTCGACAGCAGTACATTGACGCCGCATCTGCCACAGTGCAGGAGCGGTATGGAAAATGGCATGAACTTGAGAACAATACCGATTGGGATCGCTTAAAGGTTGAGGACAGAGAGGAGTACCTGACTAAGAAATCAGAACAGGCAGACCTCGAAAACTCAATCACTCAAGAAACTGCAAGGGTTGAGCAAGCAACTCAACAGCAGCAGTATGAGCAAGCACAAGCCCATGAACAGTATGTGGTAGGAGAGCGTCAAAAACTAGCATCCATAATCCCTGAATGGAACAATCCAGAATTTAGAGGGAAAGTTGGAAAAGATTTGACAGAGTTCGCTTTATCACAAGGTTTCTCAGAGCAAGACATCAGGCAACTAGCCGATCATCGGCAGTTACTTGTTCTTATGCAAGCCAAAGCATTTCAAGAAATGCAGAACGCCCAAGTAACAACAAAGGCCAAGAAAACCAAAAAGAAACCTAAGATGGTTTCCTCTGGAACTGGTAAGAAGAAGGGCGAGAATTCCAAAAAGCAACGTGCTGTTCAGATGAAGCGTCTAAAGGAGAGCGGTCATGTAGATGACTCTGTTTCTCTCTTTGAGGATTTCGTAGAACTTTAACTAAGGAGGTATATTGCAATGGCAATACCAACTAATACTCGTGAAACTTACGGTGGTGTACAAATCCGTGAGGACTTGAGTAATATCATTTATAACATCAGTCCAATGGACACCCCGTTCATTTCTGGGGCTGGGCGAGGCTCTTGCTCTAACACTCTTTTTGAGTGGCAGAAAGACGAACTCGCCGCCGCCGCCGCTAACCAGAAAATTGAGGGCGATAACCCAACATCGCTGGCAGTCTCTGAGCCTACCAAGTTGACTAACTACACTCAGATTTCTGAGAAAGCAGTTCAGACTTCTGGCACTGCGGAAGCAGTAGACTGGGCCGGGAGAAAGTCAAGTCAGGCTTATCAACTCGCAAAGCGCGCAAAAGAAATTAAGCGTGATATGGAATTGATGCTGACGGGTAATGATACCGCCACTGCTGGCGCATCTGGAACGGCTCGTAAAACTGCCGCTCTTAACTCATGGCTTGGTGACGCAACTGCTGGTGACTCTAACATCATCGACGGCCCAACTGCCGCCGCTGTTGCTAACGCTGGTAATGGCACGGCAGTGAAAGCCGCTAGTGGCGCGGCAGTTGTTTTGACAATGGCTATGCTTAATACCTGTGTCGAGCAGATTTGGAAGGCCGGTGGATCGCCTGACGTAATCATGTGCGACTCGTCATTGAAGGTTAAGTTGTCTGCTCTGGCTGGTTCAGTCATTGCCGATATCGTGACTAACCATGACAAAGCATCCCCAGCCCATGCTGTCAACTCTGTCGATGTTATCGTAACGGACTTTGGTACGTTTAAAATTGTACCTAACCGTTTCTGTCAGTCAAACCAGTTGTATGTCTTGGATTACGATTTCTGGAGCGTGGCTTATCTGCGTCCTTTCCAGACGGAAACCCTTGCTAAAACTGGCGACTCTGTTAAACAGATGATGATTGCTGAATATGGCCTTTGTGGTAAGAATGGTCAGGCTTCAGGCTCTGTTATTGGCGTCAAAGCGGCGTAAATGTGTTTGGCCCTCCTTCGGGGGGGCCATTCATTTTGAATTAGATGACCTATAGAGGGACAAATGAGCAAAGCACTACTTAAAGAAGGTTTGAAACCACAGAAAGAAAAAGTGGTTAAAAGAAAGCCTTATACTGAGAAAGCGTCTGTAAAGAAAGCGGTATCAACATTAGATAAGATGTCAAAAACTCCCGGTGCATTACCATTATGAAACATCTAAGACCTACCACTGTAGAAGAAAACTCTGATGGAACAACAAGTTTTGTAACCCATCAAGACGCAGAAGGTATCCTAAACAATAATAAAGAATTACTAAACAACTATGGTGATAAACTTACCTTTGGTAAGCAACAGCATGGTATGAGAGTGGCATCTATCCCTGTAGGTATATGGGAAAAGTGGATGAAAGAAACTAATGGCGCAATAGAAAAGGACAGTAAGTTGATGAAGAGATATCTCAACGATCCTGATAACGCTTTCCTACGCACCACACCAACGAGGCTATAACTATGTGGCTATATAACCCCGGTCATGCGGGATCAGTTCAAAAGAACTTTAACCCCCTGAATAACGCAATCTACTACGTCAACCGTAGATGAGTATTGCAAACTACAGCGAATTAAACACCGCTGTTGCTAATTGGTTAGACAGAGATGATCTAACAGATAGGATACCAGAGTTTATCGCTCTGTGTGAGGCAAGGTTCAATAGACTCTTGCGTATTAGGGCTATGGAGTATAAGCAGACTGCATCTACAGTGAGTGGTCAGAGAAATCTAGCACTGCCTACTGGCTTTATTCAGATGCGTAACTTGCAGATAAACACATCCCCTATAGTTCCTATGCAGTACGTCACGCCTGAGATATACGATAGACTCTACGGTAGTACGCTAACTGGAACTCCGCAGATGTATACCATCATAGCAGATGAGATTCAGTTAGGCCCAATCCCCGGAAGCGTTATGACTATCGAGATGTTATTCTATAAGAAGTTTGACGCTCTTACCTCGGTTGCCCCAACCAACTGGATGATTACCAACGCCCCTGATGTCTATCTTTATGGATGCCTATTAGAGGCTGAACCATTCATTATGAATGATCCTAGAGTGCAGTTATGGGCTGCGGCATTTGAGCAGTCCATTACATCCATGCAGGAGCAGGATAACAAGGATCGTCATTCAGGTTCCGCACTTAGAGTGATGAATACGAGTGGATACTGGTGACAGCCCCGATAACATGGGCTGAGGCATCCACGCCTATAACTTGGGCTGCTGTAGGTATTAACTGGAATAGCCCAGCAAAAGCAAATACCTCCACTCTTTCAATAAATGGTGGATATAGCAATCTAAATAATAGTACAATTTCAGCGTCTATAGCCTTTGCTAATAACATGGGAAAGGTTCACGCGACAACGCTTGCAACGTC